CTAGAAGACAAGCGGCCGGGATTTGCGGTACGTATTTTAACGAGCAGCGGTCGGTACGTTAGACTCCGGGATTAAAAACAATGGCAAATCCAACTCCGTTTCCCACAGTCATCCACAAGTTGCGCGGCAACCCGAGCAAGAAGCGTATTCGTCCTGAGCCCAAGTTTCGCAAGGACGGCTCGATCCCGGCGCCTCCGCGTTATCTGGGCCAAGGCCCGGCACGTGAGGAGTGGTTGCGTATTAGCTCCGAGGTGTATCGGCTGGGCCTGCTCACTGCGGCTGACCTTAATCCGTTCGCAGCTTACTGTCTGGCCTATGAGCAGTGGATCACGGCGATTGAAGACTGTCGCGATAAGCGTGGTCGGTTAATTCTGGTCACGGTTACAGCCAACGGCAATGATCAACCGAACCCGGCACTGGTGGCCTTGCGCAAGGCAGCGTACGACATGGTCCGCTATGCAACAGAGTTTGGCCTCACCCCCGCGTCGCGTTCGCGCATCGCGATCAACGCTGAAGAGGCCGGTGACGAGTTCGATGACCTCATCAAGCATTAGACGCACCGCTAAGGGCAAGGAGCGCGCCGACCGGGTGATCCGTTTCATCCAGCTGCTGCGCATTCCATCTGGCAAGGGTCAGGGCGAGCGCTTCGTGCTTGACAAGTGGCAGAAGGATTTCATCCGCGACATTTACGAGCCGCACACGCCGGACGGCCACCGCGCCGTTCGCCGGGCGATCCTGTCGATGGCGCGCAAGAACGGCAAGTCAACGCTGATCGCTGGCCTCGTCCTTGCTCACCTCGACGGTCCCGAGGCAATCGTGCACGGTGAAATCTATTCGGCGGCGAACGACCGCGATCAGGCGTCGATCATCTTCAAGCTGGCCAAGCAGATCGTCGAGCAGGAGCCACGCTTCAAGGGACGCATCGATATCGTGCCGTCGACGAAGACGATGGTGGCACGCAAGACGGCATCGGTCTATCGCGCGCTGTCGGCAGAGTCGGGTACCAAGCACGGCTATCTACCCAGCGTCGTCATCTACGACGAGCTGGCGCAGGCCAAGAACCGCGACCTCTATGACGTGCTTGACACGTCCTTTGGCGCGCGAGACGAGCCGCTGTTCGTTGCCATTTCGACCCAGTCGAACGATCCTGAACACATTCTATCGCAACTGATCGATGACGGCCTGTCCGGTGCCGATCCGTCCATCGTCTGCCATTTGCACGCAGCGGACGAGGACTGCGACCTTGGCGACAAGGAGCAGTGGAAGAAGGCAAATCCTGCGCTGGGTACGTTTCGTAACTATGAGGACCTCGCCACGGCAGTTGCCAAGGCACAGCGCTTGCCGGCCGAGGAACCAAAGGTTCGCAACCTGTTCCTCAATCAACGCGTCGCGCCGGTGTCCGTTCTCATTGCACGTGCTGACTGGGAAGCCTGCGCCGGTGCCGTCGAACTGGAAGACGGTGAGGACGTGTATGGCGGGCTTGACCTGTCAAGCACCAACGACCTGACCGCTCTGGCGCTGGGCTCGTCCAAGGACCCGATGCGCGTCCAGTCAACTTTCTGGAAACCGCTGCAGTCGCTGGTTCAGCATTCCAATCGTGATTTCGGTTCCGGTAATCTGCGCTATGTGCAATGGCACAAGGAGGGGCACCTGCTGACGTCGCCCGGCCGATCAATCGACCTCGAAGTAGTGGCGCGCCACGTTGCCGAACTGGCCGAGCGTTACAATCTCAAGGGTCTGGCCTACGACCGCTGGCGCATTGATGAGTTGCTCAAGGAGTTTGATCGCATCGGGCTGCGAGCGTACAAGGACGCCAGCAAGAACGACGAGCCGGTTGATGGAGTCGGCCTGCGGCTGGTTCCGTGGGGACAGGGATTTCAGGACATGGGACCGGCGGTTGACGCGCTGGAGCGCGCCGTCGATGATAAAGAGTTGATCCATTCGAACAACCCGGTGATGAACTGGAACATTTCGAATGCGATAGCAGTGCTCGATCCGGCCGGCAATCGCAAGATTGACAAGCAGAAAGTCAAGTTTCGGGTTGATGGCGCAGTCGCGCTGGCAATGATGGCGGGACTACGGGCGCGCGATCGTCACAAGGTGGTCGACGTCGAGTCAATGATCGCCTGACACGATATATGGACGGCGCTGCGCGGCAATTAGACGACGCGTCACGACATATACACGAACTATATACGGCAATGAGACGACGCTGCACGACGACTGAGGTGCTGTGATGGTGCACATCATCAAGGATGACAGAGTACTGTGCGGTTTTACTAGTGACGCACCGCGTTTCTGGTCGGACGACCAGCGCTGGGTGTGGCCGGAAGAGGCGCACTTTGCCACCTGTCGTAATTGCATCAGCGAGCTGCACAGTCAGGATGAGTACGAATGCACCGTCCTGACAACGTAGTCGAGCTGCGCTCATTCAATGAGTGGGTCGTCACCTACCGGGTCGAGAGCGACAGCGGCTGGAACATTACCGAGTTCTTTCGCGGCAGTGAGCAGGAGTGCTGCCGCATTCGTGACGCGTTTGCCGGCGGCGAGAGCGATACGGTCAGGACCAATCCGTGGTCAATCGTCATTGGGCCGGCAAGTGATTGGGATCATTTCTTGGCGGATGAAACTGCAGACTGAAGGAGGCTACAATGGATATCGGTGGCATTCTGCTGGGTTTGCTCTATGTGCTGCTCTATATTGCGGTCATCGTTCTGGTGGCGTTCGCTATTCGCTGGGTGATCATCTTTGCCGTTGGCGCAATTGATCCGAATGTGGACAAATGGGGTCGCATCGTCGTCGGGCTGCTGTGCGCTATCGTCGTCGTAGCATGGCTGCTTAGTCTGTTGGGGCTCGTTCACGTGCCCTTTCCCGTTGCCCATCCAATACGATGATCGACCGATTGATCTTGGTACGACGCCGCAAATCATGAAGCCAGAACGACAATGACGACGATTATTTTTATCGTGGCGGCGACGGCCGGACTGGCGGGACTGTTCCTGTTTATCGATGGTACGTTTAACGGTGCCGAATGACATTACCTGACCCGATTGCGCTGAAAGCGGCGCTCAACCAGAACTGTCAGCTGTTCGTCGGTGAGGACAAGACCATCGAGGTTGACACTACCGGCTATGATCTGGCCGGCGCCACCAAGATCGAGTGGTGGATGGCGAAGTCGCCCTATTCGCTGGCGAACGGTGACGTGCTGATCAGAAAATCGTTGATTACTGGCATCACGTTGGCCGATCCCGGCCTCACCATTGATATTGATGCAGCGGACACCGTCAGCATCAAGCCTGAACTCTACTATCACGAGCTGAAGCTGACGCTGGCTGATGGCTCGATCAAGGTTGCTATGACTGGCAATATTCTAGTTCGCATGTCCTTACAAATGGAGACGACACCATGACGCTGCAAATCGTTAACGGTCCGGTGATCGAGGCCGGTGAGTCGCTTAGTGATGGCGTTGATTGCAGCGCCGGCGACATTGTGCGGATCACGACGCCATCGACGCCGTGGACCGGCGGCAACATGACGTTTCAGATTTCGACCGATGGACAGGGTTACAATGACCTGTACACGGCCAAAGGCGAGGAAGTTACGCTGGTGATGCCGAAGACGCCGAGCGTAGCAGTCATCGTCAGGAACGAGGACTGGACCAAGGCAATCAACTTTCTGAAGATTCGCGCCGGTTCGGGTTCGCACCCGGTGGTGCAAGAGCAGCGCCAGCAGTTTGCCATTGCAGTTGAGGTGCCGAATGGCGTAGCAGCGGCTGCAGCGTCCGGCCAGAAGCGCAAGTAAGATGCCGAAGCCGTCTGATTACGACAACGAGAGTGATTTCATCTCTGCCTGTATCGCAGCACGGCAGGATGAGCACCCTGACGAAGACGTTGCGCAATCAGCCGCTGCCTGTCACTCAATCTGGGATAACAGGGGTAAAACCATGTCACCACGCAAGGAATGTACGCCCGATCCGGACGAGAGCTATGAGGAGTTCATGGATCGTTGCGACAGTGAAGGTGAAAACGAGGACGATTGCCAGTCCTACTGGGACGAGCGCGCGGCATCGGGCGTCGTGCACAAGACGATGGTGACAGATGAAGTTGTTAACAACGAGTTCATCATGTCGGACGAGACGGTCGACCGAATGGACGAAGTGATTGCGGCCGATGGCTGGGACATGGTCGATTTCAAGAAGAACCCGATTGCTCTATTCGGTCACCGATCCGACTTTCCCATCGGCAAGTGGATAAACGTTACCGTCAAGGGCAAGCAACTGCGCGGCACGCTGGAGATGGCGCCGGAAGGCACCAGCGAGCGCATTGATGAAATTCGCCGGCTGATCAAGGCCGGCATACTGAAAGCGGTTAGTGTTGGCTTCCGGCCGAAGCAGAAGGAGCCGCTGGGCGACAAGGCCGACCCGTTTTGGGGTCCGTTCAAGTATCTTAAGCAAGAACTGATGGAATGTTCGCTGGTCAGCGTGCCGGCGAATCCGAATGCCTTGGCAGTTGCCAAGGGTCTGGGAATTTCTCCTGCTACAATTGATGCGGTGTTTGCCGAGACAGGCAGAGAACATCGGGTCAGGCGACGCGGGCTCATCGGCAAGCAGGCCGTTACATCCGGTAGGAAAGGAGGAGTGACCATGTCACTCTCTCAACGTATCGCTGACGCTGAAAAGCGTAAGGTGGCGAAGATCGACGAACTGAAGACCCATCTTGAGACGTTCGACAATGACAATGTCACTGACGAACAGATGGAGATTACCAAGCAGCTGAATGATGAGATTGCGCAAGTCGAGCGCACGCTCGTCATGCTGCGCGAGTCCGAGCGAGCGATCGCTTCGACGGCTGAGGAAGCCGGCGGACGTTCAGTCGTTCCGGCACGTGCTGCTACCAATGGTCGGGGCGGCGTAGCGGCACCAGCGATTGTTACATCGCGTCCGTTCGGTATGGCGCCGCGCAAGCAACTAACGACTACCGATCTGCTGGTGCGGTCGGGCATCGTGCAAATCTTCTCGCAACTCCACAAGAAGCCGATCGATGACGTTCGCAAGGCGATCTATGGGGACGATGAGCAGACAAAGGCAGTGGTCGACTGGGCGACGCGGGCGGCTACCGCGCCGGCGATGACGACTACGGTTGGCTGGGCGGCTGAACTGGTGCAGCAAATTGTTACCGAGTTCATGTCAACATTGCTGCCCAAGTCAGTGTTCCCGCGTCTGTCGGCGGCGGGGCTTGGTCTGTCGTTCGGTCGTAACGGAAAGATCATCATTCCGACACGGTCACGCACGCCAACGATTGCTGGTTCGTTCGTTGGTGAAGGACAGCCGATTCCGGTCCGTCAGGGTGCGTTCACGTCAGCCACCTTGACGCCGAAGAAGATGGCCGTCATTACGACTTGGACACGCGAAATCGATGAGCATTCGGTGCCGGCTATCGAGGGTCTGCTGCGCGCAGCCATCGGTGAGGACACCGCAATCTCACTTGATAGCGTGTTGCTCGACGCTAATCCGGCCACTCTGGTTCGGCCAGCTGGTCTGCTTAACGGTGTCGCTGGTCTGACGCCTACGGCAGGTGGTGGCTTTAATGCGGCGGTGGGCGACATTAAGCAGCTCACTGGTGCATTGATCACAGGGACGGCGGGTAATATCCGCAGTCCGCATTGGCTGATGAACCCGCAACAGGTCAACTCGCTTGGTTTGATTGCGATGCCCGGCGTGGGAGCGTTCCCGTTCCGTGCTGAGGTTGCTTCTGGTAATCTTGGTGGCTGGCCGATCATCGACAGTGGCACCGTTCCGCTTGGTACGGTTGTTGCTATTGATGCTGCTGACTATGTCAGTGTTGCCGATGGCCCGCGTTTTGAAATCAGCGATCAGGCAACGTTGCACCTCGAGGATACGACACCGGCCGACATTACTACGGCAGGCACTCCTGCAGTGGCGTCGTTCCCGGTCAAGTCGATGTTCCAGACGGACAGTCTGGCGCTGCGGCTTATCTTGCCGGTAAACTGGGCGCTGCGGCGTCCCGGTGTCGTGGCATGGGTTGCCGGCGTCACGTGGTGAGCGTAGAATAGCACCAGCGACTGGCCGGCTGTGATGCCGGCCAGAAACCCTTTAGCGGGAACAGGAGTTTAAATCCCATGACTGATGCAGACCAAGCTGCGAAGGCGCAGCAAGAAGCAACGAAGAAGCACGAAGAAGAGGCCCGCAAGAAAGTTGCTGAAGAGCGTAAGGCACGCGAGGCAGCTGGCAAGGAGGCTGCGACCAAGGGTGTCGAAGGTTCGAAACCGACACCAACGCAGGAAGAGAACGACCTTGCTGCAATGGGCGTGCACGTGGTTGATAAGGAGCCGGACGGTAGTGACGAGCAACCGTCACCGTCTGACCAGATGGCGAAGTCCAAGGATGCAAAGCCTGCTGGTGGAGCGAACTATCAAACCAGACAGGCGAGGCCGGCTAGCTAGACAGTTCCTGCCCGTTGACTGGTGAAAACTTACAAGGGTGTCCCAACCCTTCCACCCACCTCAACAGTCGATGGACGGGGGAGACGTGATCGAGCAGTAAACGACGACATGGT